CTGAAAGCTCTGTAAACTTAATTAGTTTACAGAGTATTCTAAATTCACAACTACAGGACGTTATTAGTGCTAATATGGGTAATGGTTCTAGTAAAAGCTTACTAAATTACAGAACAGGTAGATTTGCAAGTTCTGCAGAAGTAAAACGTTTGACTATAAGTAAAGAAGGTATGATAACTGCCTTTTATGATTATATGAAAAACCCTTATGGGACATTTAGTACTGGCGGCAATCAAGAGTACCCAAGATCAAGAGATCCCAAGTTGTTAATCTCTAAGTCAATAAGACAAATTGCTGCCCAAATAGTTAACAATAGATTAAGGGCCGTACTAGTATGAGCAGACGAATTAGTATTGTAAAAGCACTAGCAGAAAAATTAAAAACAATAGACGGAACTGCACCATATACTACAAATTTATATAATAACAGTTACGCAAAGCTAAAGTTTTGGGATGAAATACAGGACTTTCCAGCTGTGTACATTAGCCCAGGTACGGAAATGCGAGAATACCATCCAGGTGATTTTACCTGGGGACATATCAATATCAGTATCAAAGCTTATGTTAAGGATCAAGAAGATCCTCAATCTAGACTAGAAGAACTACTTTATGATTTAGAAACTTGCATCGATGCAAATCGTGTTTTAGTTTATGACCAAGATAGTAATCTGGAAACTACTGAAATTTTAATTCAGAGTATCATGACCGACGAAGGGCTATTGCTGCCTTATGGTGTTGGTGAGATAAATATACAGGTGCGTTACGCACTAACATAACGTTATATGGCACCAAAACAGATAAATGTCTTGTAGGTGTGCCTTACGTTAAAACTTAAAAAAAGGAATAACTATGGCAGTTAATTTAATTCGTAATAGTAGAGTCTTCTTTACTACAAACGTGGATAGTCAAGGACGTGTTAGGGCTGGACTTTACAAAGACGATGCTCAACCATTTTCAATATCTAACACCTTTGAGATTCAAGTTCTTGAAGGCATGACTTTTAGTCAAAACACTACTGTTGACACAGTTACACTAAACGAAGCTGGTGCTGCACCTGCTCGTGGTCAGCGCAGTTTTAACACTGCACTTGAGCCACTAGATTTTACGTTCTCAACATACTTACGTCCTTATGTAAATCCAGGTACAGATACTGTTTTAGGCACAGGTACAGACGATTATGTTACTTGTGAAGAAAGACATTTGTGGAATGCTTTTGGTGGGTCTATTGCAATTGGTAGCGCTGGTGCTGCTTGGACAAATGGTACTGCATCTAATACAGCAACAGCACCCGGAATTTTTACAGTAGCTAACTCTAACAAACACCAATTACAAGCCTTTGGCTTGATTGTTGTATTCGATGATCTTGCTTATGCTCTTGATAACTGTGCTTTAGACACAGCTACTATTGACTTTGGTATTGATGCAATTGCTGCCATTCAGTGGGCTGGAAAAGGTAGTTTAATTCGTCAATTAACACTTACAGCTGGTGTAGCTACAAACAATGAAGTTCTTTTCACAGGCGGAGACGTTACTACTACTCCTGGAAACCCTGCTGACAAAGCTTTAGCTAAAAATACAGCCGCTAAGTTTATCACAAACAAGCTAACTGTGCTACAAGTTAATGATGCAATCAATTCTTCTGCTACAACCAGCGACTACAGTGTTCCAATTACTGGTGGTTCAATTACCATGAGTAATAACTTGACATATTTAACTCCTGCAAACCTAGGTGTTGTTAATCTTCCTATCACGTATTTTACAGGTACACGTAGTGTTACTGGTACATTGACTGCTTACTTACGTAGTGGTAGTGCTGCTACTGGCGGATTGTTAAAAGGGTTGATTGATAGCGCTGCTACCGAAATTAACCCAAGCTACGCTATTAACATCCAAATGGGTGGTGTTACTGGTACGCACGTAGACGTAGGATTACCTGCAGCTATGTTGCAGATCCCAACAGTTAATACTGAACAAGTTATTAGTACTACATTAACGTTTACTGGACAAGGTCACAGCGGTGCTACTGGTAGTGAAGTATTCAATATCGATAGCTCCAATGAAGTTACTGTCAAGTACTACGCAACAGCTTAAGCTGTAAATTTAACAGCAGGTGCTGGGTTGATCTCCAGCACCTATTTTTAGACTCTAGAAAAATAATATCAAGGAAACTCATGGCACAAGAAATTAGCCTGAAATCATTACTAGTCCCAAGCAAAACAATTGAAGTAGACTATCCAGGATTCTCTGGATTTAAACTACAAATCAATTTTATTAGTCGTGATAATTTAATTAACTTACGTAAAAAGTCCACAAAAACTACATTCAAAGGTCGTCAGACTCAAGAAGATTTTAACGAAGACTTATTTTTAGAATTATACGTTGACGCAGCTATTCGTGGCTGGTCCGGCCTAAAGTTCAAGTATGTTGATTTGTTAGCACCAGTAGACGTTAGCAAGTTTGATCCTGAAGACGAACTTGGCTATTCAAAAGAGAACGCACTGATGCTTATTAAGAACTCTACAGACTTTGATAGTTTTGTTAGCGAAAGAGTAAACGACCTGGGAAACTTTGCGACGAGCAATTAACTGAAGTAAAAGAACAGTTAATTAGCTATATGCAAAACGGGGCTGTAGCTATGACCAAAGAGCAATACTTTGATATGTGCGAGCAGCTTGGCTCAGAACCCGTTGAAAGTGAAATACCAGTTGAATTTGATGATTTTGCTATAGAGGTTCAACTCGCACTTAATATTTATAGAATGTTAAGAGATGAGTGGGAATACATGAATGGGACTTATTTAGGAAAAAACTTAAATGGGATCTTTGAACTTTTTGACGTCTACGAGGTAAGTCCTCGAGACAAAAAGTTCTACCTTGAATTAATTCACATGATCGATTCTACAAGAATAGATCAGATTAGAAACTCTAAACCAACAGAAAAACCCGCTACGTAAAACATAGCGGGTTTTTTATTGCTAAAAATTTTTTGGTTTGACAAAAGAGTCCTATAATGTTATAATGATACCAAACAATTATTTAATTGTTACTTTAATAGCCTGGGAGAGTTTATGGCAGGAAATACAATCCATATCAATGTAGAAACAACCGACAAGGGCGGTACTACAAGACAGCGTACATCAGAACAAAAAGAATATAACCACGAGCTTACAAGAGCAGCTGAACTAAGTCGTAAGGCTGCAGCAGCTAATGCTGGTTATCGTTCCAAGGGAGAAGGCACGGAATACAATCGCGGCCGTGGCACAATGGGAGCTACTGGAGCGAGTGCACGAGACTTTGCGAAAGAATCGCGCGGTCTTGGGGGATTGGTACATGTATACGCAACAGTTGCAGCTAACCTTTTTGCAGTTACAGCTGCTTTTGGTGCATTAAAAGATGCCGCTAATACTACTAATATGGTTAAGGGCATGAATCAGCTGGGTGCTGCAAGTGGTATGGCTCTTGGCAGTATGTCCCAAAGATTCGTAGAAGCAACAGACGGAGCTGTTAGTTTACGCGAAGCAATGAGTGCAGTAACTAAAGCAAGTGCCGCGGGATTAAGTGGAAAACAAATTTTAGAAGTAGGTAAAATTGCTAAAAGTGCTTCACAGGCATTGGGCATAGATATGACTGATGCTGTTAGTCGTCTAAGTCGAGGTATTACTAAGTTAGAACCTGAACTATTAGACGAACTGGGTTTATTTACTAAGATTGGGCCAGCTACGGACGCATATGCAGCCAGCATAGGTAAGAGTGCGGCTAGCTTAACAGACTTTGAGCGCCGTCAAGCGTTTGCTAATGCTGTTTTAAAAGAAGGTAGAGATAAATTTGGCGATATTGAGCTAGACGCCAATCCTTATCAAAAATTAGAATCAAGCATACGTAACTTAGCTACAGCTGGTTTAGAATTGCTTAATAAATTCTTAATACCGCTGGTTACTGTATTTACAAACAATACTCCTCTATTAATCGGAGCACTGGGACTTTTTGCAGGTAAATTAGTTAACATGGCAATACCTGCATTAACTAGCTGGAGAGACGAGTTAGTTAAAAGTGCAAAAACTGCTAAAGATAAAGCCAAAGAGATTAATGAAAGTTTTGCTAATAAAAACGTAGAATCAACTTTAGCAAAATTTAACTTACCTGAATTACAGAAAAATTTAGATCAAGCTAAATCTCAGTACGCAAAAGCCGCTAAAGATATTGATGACATTCAGAAAAATCAAGGTTTACGTAGTACGAAAACTACGCAAGCTATGCAGGCAGGCACTTATGGCAATGATCCCAAAGATTTTGCTCGTACTCAGGCTCAAATTAATGACTTAAGTAAAAAAGGTACTGCTGAAGCTGCCGCTTACGCTGATGCACTACAGCGAGGAAAGCAATCTAAGAAAGACATATTAGACCTTACAAAACAAATTAGTAGTGCAGAAAATCAAGCAGAGCAGCAGTTCCAGAAAAGTAATATGGAAGAAGCTATGCGTAAACGCATTAGCCAAAGAGCTGGTGCAAGAGCAGAGCGATTAGATATTTTAAGTAATGTTGGTGCAAATTTACAAGCAGGCGGATGGAGCTATGCTATTTCTGAGTTAGACAGAGGCTTAAACAAAGCAGTAGATTTAAAAGGCTGGGACAAGTTGAGAACTCGTGCAACTGGCTGGGCCGTTGCTGGTGCTGCACAAGTAGGTATGTTTGTAAGTTCGCTTGGAAAAATAGGAGCAGCACTAGCTATTCTAGGAGGAGTAGTAGCAGCTATAGACGCAGTATTTGGTAAAAATGCTGCACAAGCTGCTGAATTTGACTCCGCAATAAAAGCTTTAACTAGTACAATAGAAACAGGCAACAGTGTAATGAAAAAGTATGGGGATACAATTACTGTAGCCTCGTTATCTGCCAAGGCAAATAATTTTAGAGAGTTAGGCGACGACTTAGATAACTTAACTATTAAATTAGACAGAGCACTAGAAAAACAAAGTGGTTGGGATAGGTTTAAAGATAACTTTTACGGTATTTTTAACTTTGACATGGGTACACAGTTTGCTGATAAAGCAGCAGAAGCTATCAGTCAGCAATTAAAAATGATACCTGAAGGTGAGATACGTGACGAGTTAGTGTCTAAAATCCAAGCTATTGCGGGTGCTGGCGAAGCTACAGAAAAAGACATAGCAAAAGCACTGCGTGCAAAAAATAATAAAGATGCTCTAAAATCTACTGAAGAAATAAATAAGCTATTTGCTAAGCCCAGAATGAGTGCGCTAGCTTTAGCAGAAGCAAGTAAAGATGTTGGCACAGCACTAAAAGAAGCTAATGATAAACTACAAGCATTGTTTCAAACACTTGCAGTAACAGATACTTTTGCACTATTTGGTCAAAGTTTAGTACAACTAGGCTTAAAGCTACAAATAGCTTCCAAAGAAACTTCAAGTACTGGTGCCAGTATTAAAAAGCTGTTAGACAGTACCGAAAACAGAAAACTTATTAATCCGGATAATTTTGCACAGTTATTAAGTTTAAACGACCAGTTTGACAAAGCCTCAGCATCAGTAAGAGACTACGAATCACAAATATCCGCAACAGAAAAAACAATAAATGGCTTAAAGAGAAGTATTAGTTTAGGCGGTGGCGGAGTACAGGGCAGACGCGTTCTTGAATCGGAATTAGTAAAACTAGAAACTAAGCGAGATGAGTTAAAAGTTAGACTTAATATTGACAAAAGTAGTATTAACGATATTCAAGCAGAAATTAACAGAATGTCTAAAG